GCATTCTACATTATCACTGATGTACCTAATGGTATGAAGTACTTTGACAGAGCAGCAATTAAAACTGCAATGGAAGGTGACTTCGATACTGGTAACGTAAGATACAAAGCTAGAGAAAGATACTCATTTGGTGTATCTGACTATAGAGGTATTTTTGCATCACCAGGTGCATAATCATTAAATAAGAAAATTTTAAGGCGGGACACAATCCCGCCTTACTATGAAAGTAGAAAGAACTTTATGAAAAAATTTAAAATTACTATAAACGCTTACGATCATTATTCAAAATTTGAAGTATTATCAGAAGATAATTCAATTTCCCTTGAACAGGCCATAGTTGACAAACTAGGAGAAAATGTTATAAAATGGGAATATATTGGAGCAAAAGTATTTGCTTCCGATAAATACAGAATAACTTATGAGGAAGTTATAGATGATACAAGACCTATACAAAGCAAAAAGGTCCTTGGAGTTGAAGTGGGAACAAGAGCATCTGTCTAACGATAGATACACTCTTGAAATGGTTAGAATTGACGATATAGTCAAACAAATCATTACAGATATCAAGCTTGAAGAAGCTAGAATTGCTCATTTAAAGAACAGTGTTGAAGGTTCTGCTCCTGAAGTTTCAGTAGCTACTTAATCAAAAGCTACATCGTTGGAAAAATTCCACTCCACACTGTAGGATCTCTTGCACTCTACTAAAAAATAACATATAGTATTTACACTATATATTTAATAAATAATGAATGCTGACGCATATAGTCGACAACCCTAGGGACAGTATTCAGATATCTAGGAGGATATTAATATGGCAAATACTACATTTACAGGACCGGTACGATCAGAAAACGGTTTTGAAATAATTGATAAAAGCGCAACTACAGGTGCGGTTACGTCTACAATGAGTCTAAAAGAATTCACTGCAACTATTACAGTTGCAAATGGAGCGACTACTGGAAAAGAAACATCTATCCAGATACCTACAAACTTTATTCCATTAGGAATTGGAGTCACTGTAACTACTGCAGCGGTTAATGCAGTTAACTTAGTTGATGTTGGAACAGATGCTGATACAGACGGTTATGTTGACGGAGCTGCTTTAGCTCTTAATACAACTGGTTGGAAAGGTTTCTTAGGATGCAATGGTGTACTTGGTATGTCTGGTTTTGCACCAGGTGTAGCCGGTTTAGCTGGAGACGAAGTTGAATTAGTTGTTTCTGGAGATCCGGGTGGAGATACTGTAATCGTTCTTAAAATTTTAGGAATTGATTCTAGTTCAGATACACAGTAATAAATAATTAGTGTGGGCCTCCGGGCCCACATAAAATTAATTAAGGAGAAAACAATATGTCATCAGACCAAAAATTTACAACACTTACAGCTGACGGACAGGTAAAAACTGCTTCAGGAGGATCTACTAATATTGGTCCTGCTAGAGTTACATACATTCAAGCTACAGGAGTTACAAATATAAAACTTTATGATGCAGCATCTGCATCTGGAGGAATAGTATTTGAATCTACTTTTGGAAGTGAAGGATTAGATCTTTATGTACCTGGAAACGGAATTAGATTTCAAACTACTATCTATGCAGATGTAACTGGAACAGGATCTGTTACTATCGGATACACTGGCTAGGAGGCTAAATGGCTAACACTACCTCTGGAACTACAATTTTTGAAAAAGGTTTTTCTATTTCTGATATAGTAGAAGAGTCTTATGAAAGAATTGGTATTGAAGGAGTTTCAGGATATCAATTAAAAAGTGCAAGACGTTCTTTAAATATAATGTTTCAAGAATGGGGCAATAGAGGTTTGCACTATTGGGAAGTTGCAAACAACTCAATTACATTAGTTAATAATCAAGCAACATATACAATGTTTAGATCAACAACTGATGGTACATCAGATGCAACAGCTGTTTATGGTGTTGATGATGTTTTAGAAGCAAGTTTTAGAAATGCTTCTAATGTAGATACACCTCTTAGTAAAATTAGCAGATCAAATTATCAAGCTTTGTCAAATAAAACTTCTACAGGTCAACCTACACAATATTTTGTACAAAGGTTTATTGATAAAATAACAGTTACTTTATATTTAACACCAGGAACTGATCAAGCTGGTAAATTTTTTAATTATTATTACGTAAAAAGAATTCAAGATGCCGGAGACTATACTAATGATGCAGATGTACCTTACAGATTTGTACCATGTATGATTGCAGGTCTTTCGTATTACTTAGCGGTAAAATATGCACCCGATAGAATTCAAATGTTAAAAATGTTATATGAGGATGAATTAAACAGAGCATTAACTGAAGATGGTTCTTCATCTAGTTCTTTTATTACTCCTAAAACTTATTATCCAGGAGTATAATGGCAAAATTATCTAGAGGAAAATATGCGCAGGCAATATCTGACAGATCAGGTTTAGCATTTCCATATAAAGAAATGGTTACTGAATGGAATGGTAGTTTTGTTCACAACTCAGAATTTGAACCAAAGCAACCACAAATTCAACCAACAAGATTTACAGGTGACCCTCAAGGTTTAATGAATGCAAGACCTGCAAGAGTTGAATTACCTACAGCAGATTTTTTACCTACTAATCCTTTTACAACAGAAAATATTTCAGGAGGACTTGGAGCTGTATATAATGTTTCTCATCCTGATAGTGGAATACAAGTAGGAGACTATGTAAGATTAATGACTCTTGAATCACCTATAATTGATTCATCAGGTAATGCAATTGCTATTCAAAATACAGAGCTTACAACTACTTTATCAGCAAATATAAATGCTACAGATACTTCCTTAGTTGTAACGGACGCTGATTTAGATTTTTATACATTAGGTGGTTTTATAATAATTAAAAAAGTTTTAACTTCATCAGATACTTCTGATCCTTTAAAAATAGGCACTTATCAAAATGAAATTATTCAATACACAAGTTATAATAATGGAACAAAAACATTGTCTGGTTTGACTAGAGGAACAAATGCATCTTTTAGAGGTGTAACTCCTGCAAATACTATCGCAGGTAGCCACTTAGCCGGAGCAACAGTTATTGGCGCAAGAATAGTTACTGATTTAATTACAACAACTTCTGCAAGTGCAGGACAACCTTCTACCGTTACTAATTATAATGGGTATCAATTAAAAACTAATGATCAAGGAAGTATATGGATTTCACTTCATTCAGGTGGAGGAAATGGTTGCCAAGCAGGCCCATTGAATATAGAGTTATAATATGGCTTACACTTTAGCAAATTTACAAGATGATATTAGAAACTACACAGAAGTAGATGATTCAGTTCTATCTAATACTTTATTAAGCACAATAATTAAAAATGCAGAAAATAGAATTTATAGAGATGCAGATACTGATGATAATAGATTTTATGCAACATCTGCTTTAGTTAGTGGAAATAGATATGTAACTATTCCAACTGATTTAAGATTTATTAGATATGCACAATTAACAGATTCAGCAGGTAATCAAACTTTTTTAGAAAAAAAAGATACAAGTTTTATGGCTGAATATTATAGTACTCCCAACACAGCTTCTGGAATTCCTAAGTATTATGGTAATTGGGACGCTGAATTTTGGGTAGTATCACCTACACCAAATGCTCAATTTTCAATAACTTTAGCTTATGTTAAACAACCAGTAAGTATAACAAGTACAACTTTACCAACAACAGCAAATCCAGCATCAACAGTTGGAACTTACACAAGTAATAAATATCAGGATTTACTTTTGTATGCTTGTCTGGTAGAAGCATATGGATACTTGAAAGGTCCCGCAGATATGTTACAATACTACGAAGGATCTTTTAAAAGAGCATTACAATCGTATGCGATCGAACAACAGGGTCGAAGACGTAGAGACGAATATCAAGATGGAGCTATTCGTACTCCTTTAAAATCTGAATCACCATCAAAATACTAAGGAGAAAAAAATATGGCAAATATAATACCGTTCTCATTTAGAGGAGAACTCTTTTCGGGAACACATAATTTTGCAAACGGAGGAGATGCTTTCAAAATAGCTTTGTACACATCTAATCCTTACTCAACGTCTAGTACAGTTGTACTTACAACTAATGAAGTTAGTTCTTCTGGTAGTTCAAACTATGAGAGAAAAGCTTTAGGTTCACAAGCAGTAGCTAGTGGAACTGCAGTTGCTTCAGTTGACTTTGCAGATAGTACTTGGGCTAGTGCTACTTTTACAGCAGCATTTGCAGCAATCTATAATGATGACAAGAGTGATAAGTTATGTGTAGTATTAGATTTCGGTGGAAACAAAACGGCTACTAATGGTACGTTTACAGTTTCTTATCCAAATCCAAGTACACCGGCTAATGCAATTATTAGCATGGCATAAGGAGAAAATTAAATGGCGTTTAAATTAAACGATAGGGTTAAAGAATCCAGTTCGACTACTGGGACAGGTACGTTTACACTTGGTGGAGCAGTAACAGGTTTTGAAACTTTTGCTGCAGGTATCGGTGGAGGTAATACTACATACTATTGTATTTTTGAAAACGGTACTAATAATTTTGAAGTTGGTTTTGGAACTTTAAACGGAGGAGCAAGTACACTTGCTAGAACTAATATTATTTCTAGTTCTAATAGTGATGCTGCTGTAAACTTTGCAGGTGCAACAGAAGTATTCTGTACAGTGCCTGGTGCAAAAATAAGTTTACCTACTCCAGAAGAATATGGTTCTTCNTCAGCGCCNAANATAATTACAGTTAAAGTTG